TGTCGTATGCAGGCTGCTTGCAGTCTGTTTCCTTCGATGTCGGCAACAGCCTGGTGTATCGCGAGCTTGTTGGTTGCACCAAAGAGGTGCTGCTGACTGATCGCGCTTCGACTGGCAGTGTGGTCATGGAAGCCGTGACCATGGCAACCAAGAACTACTTCACTGCTGCTTTGGCGGATGGCTCTCTTGGTAATCTGCTGTTCCAGCATGGCCAAACCGCTGGAAACATCATTGATTTCGCCTCCACTCGGGTCGATATCGGCGATGTGAGCTACAGCGATCAGGACGGCATCCACATGCTGAACATCCCTTATACCTGCATTCCCTCGACTGCAGGCAACGATGAGTTCAGCTTGGTTTACACCTGATTAAGCTGTTACTGGTGTGGATGAACCGGGGGCCGTTAATGCGGCCCTTTTTTGTTGGGTGTATGCTGTTGCAGTATCGCGTTCATTACGCATGGCATTTGTTCGTAAAAAAGTTAAGGTCTTTTCTTGGCCGGTCAGCATCGAAGAGCCTAGTGATGGCGGTACTTTTGACACGGTGACCTTTGACGCCAAGTTCAAGCGTGTTGGACGTAAAGAATTTCAAAAGCTTGGCGAAAAGGGCGAGTTGGATCTGCTGAAAGTGATCATGGTTGGCTGGGAAGGCATCCAGGATGAAGATGGCAAGGAAGTGCCGTTTTCGATTGAGGCCATGCGTGAGCTGTCGGACGATCCGTATTGGATTCGCGGTGTGTTGAAGGCTTACACCGAGACTTTTGAGGGCGCGCGCCAGGGAAACTGAAGGAGGCTGCCGTCTACTGGACGGGCGGTGGCAAAAAAGTAGAAGACAAAACGGGTGAGGACGCTGCTGCTTTTGGCATCGTCCTACCCGAGCAGCCAAAAAAGGAGCCGGCTGATTTTGAAGTGTGGGATGAAAACTGGGAGATCGTGATGATGTTCTTGCGTATGCAAACGCAATGGACGACCACGATGGCTGGCTACATGGGCTTGCGATACGACGTGATGCTGTGTGCTGGCGGGTTGTTTGACCTCTACAATGTGGACAATCGCCGCGAGATGCTGGAAGGTCTTCAGATAATGGAGGCTGCAGCGTTAAGCGAATTGGCCAAGGACAAGGATGGCTAGCAAGCAGGTCCAAGAAATCAAACTTCGGCTTATTACCGAAGGCGCCGAGGGTCTGGACAAGCTGAAGAGTTCTTTTCGTGCTCTTGAGAAGTCGATTGGTCCTACCGATAAGGTCATCCAAGACGCTCGTCAGTCAATAATTGATTTCGTCGGCAGTGGCAAGCAAAGCATTCAGGCCATTCAGGGGCAGATTGATGCCTTTAAGGGGCTTCAGTCGCAGGCAACCATCGGCGGAAACGTTTACAGACAGCTTGCTGGCGATGTAAATCGTCTTAGCGATACGCTGAAGCAGCTTAAAAATGAATATGAAGAGGTAGGTAGGGCGTCTCGCCAGACAGATGCACAAATTGCCGCTCAATTTCCAGCAAGAAGACCAGAAGCCTTTAGGCAGCAGCTTGCTGTTCTCAATCGACAGCTTGATCAACTCAGCGTTAGCGCACGAGCTTATGGCGATGCATTAACTGAGATCACGATTAGGGAGACCGCTTTCGGCAGGGCGCAAGCCAGGCAGCAGGTAATTGCTGGCGCGCAAGCTGTTGGTGCGCCATTGATTGGCGCAATGACGCCGCAGCAGCAATTGCCAAATACGTTGGCGGCGTTGCAACTGCGGATTTCAGAGCTCAGGCAAGATTTTCAGAATCTTGATCGGGCAAGCGAGCTTTATCTACCGACACTTAACGAGATTAATCGGCTTCAAAGAGAGTTAAGTGAAGCGACAGAGGATGGGAATGTAGATCGCAAGGAGGAAATTAGAAATCGCATCGACAATTACCGAGCGATAACACAGGAAAATGCAGCCTTAAGAGAGCGGAGGCAGATCGCTAGGTCTGTTGAGCGTGGGCGTGCGCGTGCTGCAGGGCAGCGCATTGTTGAGCAGCCGATGCGTGAGATTAGCAATTTATTTCAACAAATTGGCCAGATCGGCATGCAGCCGATTATTGCGAACATTGAAATGATGGGGCAAGGCTACGACGAAGTAGCCGGCTCAATTCGTCAGGCTACTGCTGCTTCTAATGGCAGTATTTCAAGTCTTCAAGCGCAGCGTGGCGCGTGGCAGCAATTGCGCGCTCAACTTGATCCTGCCACCGCAGACTTTAAGCGGGCGTCGCGAGAGATTGAGCAGCTTGATCTCCGCTTAGGAAAACTTCAGCAAACGCGAGGCCGTAGGCTGAGTGGTATGCAAATGGCGCAGGCCGCAGGCGCTGCGATTAGTGGCGGCATTTTTGGTGGACCTGAAGGCTTTATTGGTGGCACACTTGGCGCTGTTTTTGGTGGTGTAGGCGGCGCATTTGCTGGTGCGGCCGCTGGTGCACAACTTGGTGCGTTGCGACAACAAGCTGGCGCCGTTGCTGAGTACACCGCTCAACTCAACCTTGCTAAAACAACTCTTGCTCAGGCGGCAACCAGTCAAAGCGAATACAATCGCCTTCTTCAGCTTGCTAGGTCTGTTAGTAATGATTATGCAGTTGCATTAAGACCTTCAATTGAAGGCTTGGCGCAAATTGCAGTCGCTGCGCGAGCAAATAATTTAAGCTTCGCTGAGACTGAGGCTATTTACAGGGGCATTATCTCTTCCGGTGTCGCCTTTGGTAAGAGTCAACAAGATCTTGCCGCTTTGATTCAGGCAACTACGCAGGTCTTGTCTAAAGGCAAGGTAAGCGCTGAAGAAATGTCAGGGCAGATCGGCGAGCGGTTGCCAGGTGCAGTGGCAAAATTCGCCGCAGCAACAGGCAGGACGCTACCAGAGCTGAACAAGGCATTTGAGCAGGGTGAAGTAACGATTGCTGATTTCGTTAAATTCGCTGGCGATCAATTTGAAGAATATGACGATATTGCGCAGTTGATCGCGGAAGGCCCAGAAAAAGCTGGAGTCAGACTTCAAATTGCACTTGATAATGCCTCGGAAAATTTTGGCGGCTTCTTTCAGCGCACCGGGGCAGGCCTGCAAGATTTTCTGACAAATATGGTCAACTGGACTAATGAAAATAGTCAGCAAATTAAGCAATTTGTCACTGACTGGGTAAATGCTGGCGCGGCAATTGCTGGTGTTCTCTCAAAATTACTTAATGCTTTTGGGCGCACATTTCAGCGCATTTTTCAATTTGTGCAAGCAAATCCATTCCTTGGGCTTTCTAGGCAAATTTTTGGTGGTATTGCAAATGCTACAGGTGTATCAAAAATATTTCAGCAAGGTCGTTTTACGGTCGAAGATCTCTTCCCCGAATTTAAGCCAACTCAATTTGGAGGCGATGGAGGCGCTGTTGTTGCGGGCGGTGACACTCTTGCTCAGGACTCCGCAAAGGCAGCGCGTGCGGCAGATAAGGCGGCTCGAGAAGCGCAGCGTCAATTTGACGAACAATTGCAGATGTTGCTCAAAGCAGAAGATCATACGCTGAAAAAATTTGCACTTGAGGAAAAAATTCGGATTGAACAAGAAAAGCAAAGTGCCATTCAGGCTGGCGCTTTAAGCTCTGAAATGCAGTTATCTGAGATTGCAAATCAACGCCTTGATTTGGACATCAGAGCCACTGCATTGGCCAGTGAAAATAAAAAACTTGAAGACCTGCGCAAGCAGGGATTGGCCGAAGGGCTTAATGTGCAAAAAGTTGTTCAACAAATGCAGCAAAATATAATTGAAGATCTTAATATTCAATACGACCAGCAAAAGCTAAATACACAAGAAATAAAGGCCCAGCGCGATCTAGAAAAGGAGCGTGAAAGCCTTAATCGCGCCCTCAACCAAGACCTGGAAGATAGGCGTTACAAGCTTGGTCTGATCACCAAGGAGGAATACAACCGCTTGAGAGTTGAACGCGAGCGTCGTCGGCTAGAAGAGGCATATGGTGGTGCACCGGGCGCTGGCGCACGCATAGAGACAGGTGTCGATCTTTTCCGCCGCGAAATTGACCCAACTTTTGCAGAGGGGCTTCAGTCGCAGCTTGCAATTGTCAGACAAGAGCTGGATGACCTGACCAAGCCCATCAATCAGGTTGTCGGCGCCGCAAATGCAATCGGTGATGCGTTCAGCCAGTCGTTTGCAAGCGTGATCAACGGAAGCGCCACGACTCAGGAGGCGCTTGCGAGCTTCTTCCAAAATCTGGCGAATTACTTCCTTGATATGGCAGCGCAGATCATCCAGAAGATGATTGTGATGGCGATTCTGAATCAAATCGTTGGGTTGCTACCTGGGAGCAAGGGTGGCGGTAGCTTTGCTGGCAAGGGTTATTTTGATCCAATTACAGGCAAGGGCGCTGCTGGGCCTAATTTTGGCTTGGCAATGGGCGGTGTCGTCAGTAAAAACGGAATTGAACCCTTCGCAATGGGCGGCGTCGTCAACAAGCCCACCCTGTTTAAATATGCCGATGGCGGCACCGGTCGCTTCGGCTTGATGGGTGAAGCTGGCCCTGAAGCAATTATCCCGTTGAAGCGTGGACGGGATGGCAGACTTGGTGTTGCTGGTGGCGGGCAAACTTCTGTAACGGTTAATGTCGATGCAAGTGGCACGCGAACTCAAGGAGATGACAATCGAGGTCAACAGCTTGGTCGCGCTGTCGCTGCTGCCGTTCAGGCTGAACTTGTGAAGCAAAAGCGCCCTGGAGGCTTGCTTGCCTAATGGCTACTTTTACTTATACACCTGACCGTCCCGCAACAGAGAGTTCTGCGCCTCGTGTTCGCGTAACACGATTTGGGACATATGAGGAAAGAACAGATTTTGGTATCAATCCATATCGGGATACTTGGTCGTTGACATTTGCAAATAGAAGCACTTCTGACATCGCCGGTATCATTGCTTTTTTGAAAGCAAGAGATGGACTGGAGTCTTTTGAGTGGACAAGTCCATTCAGTGAAACAGCTCAATTTATTTGCACTAACTGGAATGCTCGCCTAGAATCCTGCGACTACAGAACCGTTGAAGCTGAATTTGAATTACGTTATGAACCTGGCGCAACAAATCCCTCAATACCGGCCGGTACGCCTACCACATTTACATGGATCCCGGACTTTACTGCTGATTTCAGCTATGAATCAAATGTGAAAACTTTATCTTTTGGTGAAGGTTACACAAAACGAATAAAATTTGGTCTCAATGCACAAAACGAAAGCTGGAATTTGCAGTTCAAAAATCGCTCGAACACGGAGCGGGATCAAATAAGAAATTTTCTTAGACAGGCGCGTGGTCAAACTGCTTTTGCATGGACCGATCCGCTTGCCGGCACTGCAGGCAAGTACGTTTGCAGCGAATGGAGCACGCAGTACAATAATCACAATAACAACGATATTCAAGCTTCATTTAGGCGAGTATTTGAGCCATGACCGTACCTCACGCCGCATTACAAGAGGCAGCACCCGGCGCAATTATTGAGCTGTTTGAGCTGCAGCTAAACACCGAACAGCATGGCACGAATGATCTGCTGCGCTTTTATGCTGGCGTCAATGCAAACAACACCACGCTGACTTGGAACGGCAATGCGTATTTACAGCTTCCTTTAGAGGCTGAAGGTTTTGAATACAACGGCAACGGGCAACTGCCACGCCCCAAAATTCGCGTCAGTAATATCTTCAGCACAATTAGTGCGTTGCTACTATCCTTGCCGGGCAACCCAAGCACACAGGAAACATTCATCCCAGCCTTGGCACCTGGTGGCCTGGAAGGTGCAAAAGTTACACGGATCCGCACGTTGGTGCGTTATTTGGACGCAGTGAATTTTCCGGGCAACGTCAATCCTTTTGGAACGCCAGATCCAACGGCTGAATTTCCGCGTGAGATTTACTACATAGATCGCAAGGTCATTGAAACCCGCGACGTTGTTGAGTTTGAACTTGCCGCATCATTTGACCTGGCTGGAGTGAGAGCGCCAAGGCGGCAGTGCATCGCCAATATCTGCCAATGGGTGTACAAATCAACTGAATGCAGCTACACCGGTCCGCTGCCAACATGCGCCAAAACGCTTGACGATTGCAAAAATCATTTTGCAGAAAACGCTGAACTACCTTTCGGTTCCTTCCCTGGCATTGGCACGTATTACACATGACTTGGCGCACTGCAGCACTGGAACACGCCAAAGCGGAAGACCCGCGTGAAGCCTGCGGTTTGGTGGTCGTCATTAAAGGGCGTGAACACTACAAACCATGCCGCAACCTCAGC